GACTTAAAGAACTTTTATCTTATGACATCGCAAATAAGGGTAAATAAAAAACGAATACACTTAGGACTTTTCAACACTGCAAAAGAGGCTTATGAAGCTTATTTAAAAGCTAAAAGAGAGAGTCATCTATTTTGGGTAGAAAACAAAAAAATATGAAAAATACATACAATCACTATTTTAAAAACACAGTACATTTAAATGCGGTTGATGTGTATCGAGTGCTTTCATTGTATGGCGTTACTGATCCTTGCATTGCTCATGCAATTAAAAAACTTTTATGTGCTGGTGATAGAGGAGCAAAGGATATTGAACAAGATGTTCAAGAAGCAATAGATACGTTGGAACGTTATCAAGATATGAGAGTTGAAGAGGAAATGAAATGATTGAGATAATGATCTGGGTAGCTATAGGTTATGTTGCTGTGCAATGGTTGTATTATGAGATTTTTAAGGATTTGTTATGAGATTTCCACCAATAAACTTATTCAGTGCGCCAAAACAGGTTGCTATATGTAAACATACGAATTGGATGATGCTTTATAGTTTGAAACAAAAATGGTGTTATGGTAAAAACTGTAATGAGAAAAGGTATATTGATAACGATATGCCAGTACATACAAGGTAATAATTAATGGCATTAAAAACAAGCAACAAGAATAGAAAGAAGATTATAAGGTTTAAGGAAGATGAAGATAGCTACAAAACCAAAGATTAAATGGGTTGGCAATTTATGGAAGTGTTATAGTGCAGACAGAGTTGCTTATGGGGAATCGCCAAAGGTGGCGTTTATTAATTGGAAGTCGCAGTATTTTTAATAAAATCGTTGGTTAATTACCAATGCAAAGTCTCAAATTGAGACAAAGAGAGGAATTATGGCAACAATAGACGGCAAAAAGACAGGTGGAGGAAGTCGCAAAGGCATTCCCAACAAAGCAACTGCCGACATTAAAGCAATGATAAATAATGCACTACATAAAGCTGGTGGAGAAGATTATTTATTGCGTCAAGCTGATGAAAACCCAGTCGCATTTATGGGATTGATTGGAAAGATATTACCTAAAGATATTAACGCTAATATTGATATCAATGTTGATTACGCATCTGAACTCAGCGCATTACAATTAGCTGCTAAAAAAGCAAAAGGTTATATTGAACAAGTCCGACATTGAAAAATTCTTAGTGCAACAAGCCTTTGAGTTTCGTCATGATCCTTTAGGTTTTGTTAAATTCGCATGGAATGACATTAAACCTCATGATTGGCAATCTGAAGTATTAACTCAAATTGGTGATAAACTTCAATCTGGTGAATTAACAACACATGAAGCTATACAGCAAGCTGTTGCAAGTGGTCATGGTATTGGAAAATCTTGTTTAGTGTCTTGGCTTATTTTATGGTCAATTTGTACTTGTGTTGATACTAAAGGAGTAGTGACTGCAAATACTGAAAACCAGCTTAAAACTAAAACATGGGCAGAAGTAGCAAAATGGTATTCGTTATGGCGATATAAACATTGGTTTAAATTGACAGCAACTGCACTATTTAGCGAAAAAGAAGAACATGAAAAGACTTGGCGTATTGATATGATCCCATGGTCTGAGCGAAACACAGAAGCGTTTGCAGGTATGCACAATGCTGGGAAGCGTGTTTTATTGGTTTTTGATGAAGCATCAGCTATCCCTGACCAAATATGGGAAGTATCAGAAGGAGCTTTAACAGATGCTGATACAGAAATTATTTGGGTAGCATTTGGAAACCCAACAAGAAATACAGGACGATTTAGAGAGTGCTTTGGTAGATTTAAACACAGATGGATCAATAAACAAATTGATTCTCGTTTAGTGCCTGGGACTAATAAAAAACAAATTCAAGAATGGATTGATGATTATGGCGAGGATTCAGATTTTGTTAGGGTTCGAGTCCGTGGAGTGTTTCCACAACAAGGCAGTAATCAATTTATAAGTAGTGCAAACATTGAAGCATGTAGACATTATCATGCTGAAGGTTATGAAGGATTGCCAAAAATATTAGCAGTTGATGTTGCTAGATTTGGAGATGACCAAAGCGTTATTGGCATTAGACAAGGTCGTAAAGTCTATGAACCTAAAAAGTTTAGAGGATTAGATACTATGCAATTAGCTGATAAAATTATTGAAATGGCAAACGATGAAAATCCAGAAGCCATAGTGGTCGATGGAGTTGGAGTTGGAGCTGGTGTTATTGATAGGCTTAGACAATTACGCTATAACCCAATAGAATTTAATGGCGGAACTAGAGCAGATGATCCTGTTGCGTATCGAAATAAACGATGTGAAGTATGGGGTTTAATGCGTGATGCTATTAATGAAGGATTAGAATTACCAAATGATAGGGAGTTGATTGAAGAATTAGGTAGTGTTGAATATGGATTTACACCAACTCAACAAATTTATTTAGAAAAAAAAGAAGATATGAAAAAACGTGGATTATCATCGCCAGATGTCGCAGATTGGTTGAGTATGACATTTGGAGTTAAAATAAATACAAAGAGAAAACCAAAGCGCACTGGTTTTGTTGGTAGCGGAAGCTGGATGTGATATTATGCAAAAAACTTTTATTTGGAACTTGACAAATGGCAGACGATAAAGTAATTGAAAGGGCGCAGAAACGATTTAACCTTGCTGCTGACTTAGAAAGTGAAGGCAGGATTGAGCGTCTTGACGACATTAAGTTTGTACGGCTTGGACAACAATGGCCTGACTCGGTTAAACGTGATCGTGAAAGACCCGGTCAAGAACGTCCAATGCTGACAATCAATCGTTTGTTTCAGTTCCGCAATCAAATCATCAATGAAATCAGACAAAATCGACCAGGCATTAAAGTGCGTCCTGTTGATGACCAATCTGATGTTGATACTGCTGAGGTAATGCAAGGATTGATTAGGCATATACAAGATGCCAGTCGTGCTGATATTGCCTACGATACTGCTGCCGAATGGCAAGTGGATTGTGGTTTAGGTTACTTTCGCATTATAACTGACTATTGTGAAGATGATAGCTTTAATCAAGACATCTTAATCAAACGTGTTGTTGATCCAAATAAAGTTTATTTTGATCCAGAATCTACTGAACCCGATGGCTCAGATGCAAAGTGGGCGTTTGTTATTGAAGATTGGGCATTAGATGATTTTAAGTTAGAGTTTCCTGACGTTGATACTACAAGCTGGAAAGATGGTGTAACTGGTGATCGTCAAGGTTGGTTTGGTAAAGATTTTGTAAGGGTTGCTGAATACTTTGAGATTGAAGCCAAACAACGTGCATTAGTGCAGTTACAAGATGGCTCTACTATCTGGAAAGATGAGTTACCAGAAGAATACCAAGACCTTGTTGTTGCAGAGCGTAAATCGTTTGATAAGAAGTGCATGTGGTACAAGATAGGTGGCGACAAGATACTTGATAAGACGGAGTTACCAACTTCATTTATACCTGTCATTCCTGTATTGGGCAATGAAGTATGGGTAGAAGGTAAACGTCATGTTCATGGCTTAACTCGTTTTGCCAAAGACCCAGCTAGACAATACAACTATATGCAATCAGCCAATACTGAAGTCATGGCGTTAGCTCCTCGTGCGCCATACATAGTTGCTGAAGGTCAAATCGATGGCTATGAACAAGAGTGGTTGATGGCTAACCGTCATAACATTTCCGTTCTTACTTACAATCCTGTTTCATTTGGTGGTACTACAGTTGGCGCGCCACAACGTCAACAAGGTATTACAACTAATCCCGGCTTTGAATCTGCAATGGCAAGAGCTGTTGATGATATGAAATCATCAATGGGTATCTTTGATGCTTCACTAGGTAATCGTGAAAGCCAGCAATCTGGTAAAGCAATCTTAAGTCAACAAAGACAAGCATCTATTGGTAACTTTCATTTCTCAGATAATTTAAATCGGTCAATTAGGCAAGCTGGACGCATTATTGTTGAGATGATTCCTAAAATTTATGACACGCAAAGAGTCATAAGGATATTGGGCGAAGATGAAACTCCGAAGCAAGTTACAATCAATCCTGAGCAACCTCAAGCCAAGATGGAGCAACCTACAGAAAAAGGCGGAGTTGAGTCTATATATAATTTTAATGTGGGTAAGTACGACATTGTTGTAGACAGTGGACCGAATTACGCAACAAGACGACAAGAAGCTGCTGAATCAATGATGGCGTTTGTGCAAGCTGATCCTGCTGTATTGCAAGTTGCTGGTGATTTAATTGTAAGGAATCTTGATTGGCCTGGTGCTGATGAAATAGCCAAACGTATGCAAGCAATGCTTCCTCCACAAATTCAACAAACTATGAAATCTGAAGAAGATGGAAAGCCAGAGGTTGATCCACAAATGGAACAACAAATGCAACAAATGGCAGACATGGTTGAGCATTTATCGCAAGAGTTACAAACAGCTCAAGCCAAAGTTGGAAGCGATGAAGATAAGCTTGATATTGAACGATTTAAAGCTCAAACAGAACGCATGAAAGTCATTGCAGAAATAGAAACAAAATCGTCCCTTACAGACGCACAGCTTCACCAATTAGCATTGGCTAATCTTGAATCAACACTTGCACTAGGTAACACTGGCGAAGCTGAAGATTTAGATGATACTGAAGAATATGAGGAAATGCCTCAACAACCATCGCCAGAAATGGCGCAACAACCGCCAATAGAAGGTGCATAATGTTAGAAGAAATGATTGAAGAACAGGTTATTGAAGAGCCTATTACAGCTGAAGTTGAAAGCGAGCCAGAAGAGGTAAGCGATCCTGAACCAGAACCTGAGAAAGTTCCAAAAGGTGTGCAAAAACGTATTGATGAGATTACTAGGGAAAAGTATGAAGAACGCAGAGAGCGTCAACGAGCGCAAGAAAGAGCAGATCGTTTAGAACAAGAACTGCAAGCTATGCGTAGCAGTACAAATCAACAAATGCCAAAAGTATTACCTAATGGCGCGCCTGACCCAGATCAATTCCCTGCTGGACGTTATGACCCAGATTATTTAGAAGCATTAACCGATTTTAAAGTGCAACAACGATTTGATGCACAGAATGAACAAGCTACTATTTATGAGCGTAGAGCATCTTTGCAACAAGCAGAAGCTAAAGCAAGAGAAACTTATGCTGATTATGATATGGCAAGTGAAGAATTTTTAACACATCCGTTGGCAAAAGTATCTGCTTTCACTAATCTTGTGTTAGAATCAGACAACCCAACAGAAATTGCTTATTATTTAGGCAAGAACCCTGCGGAATTGGACAAAATAAGCGACATGACTGCTTCACAAGCTGCAAGGTATATTGGCAGGATTGAAGGGTTATTAGCAGAACAAACTTCGGGAGTTGCTGTAAAGAAAGCATCTTCTGCACCCAAACCTATCTCCGCCTTGAGCGGTGCAAAAAATTCTAGTGTTATTACTGACCTAAGTCAGGCAAAAAGTATGGCTGAATATAATGCTTTAAGAGATAAGCAATTAGCCAAAAAGTAAATTAACCCTAAATCAAATTAATCCGTATCGGAGGCCGAAATGGCAAATACTTTATTAACCTCAAGCGTCATTATGAAAGAATCTTTACGGATTCTGAAGAATGAACTAACTTTTACTCGTGGTGTAAACCGTGAATATGACGACAAATTTGGTGTAACTGGCGCAAAAGTCGGTGCTACTATCAATGCTCGTAAACCACCTCGTTATGTTGGTCGTACTGGTCAAGCATTGCAGGTTGAAGCATCAACTGAAACTTATGTGCCTATTACTTTAGACACTCAATTTGGTGTTGATATTTCTTTCAGTTCTGCTGATTTGACTTTAAGCATTGATGAATTTGCAGATCGTTTTCTTAAACCTGCAATGGCAACTGTAGCTAACAAAGTCGATTATGACGGCTTGCAACTATACAAAGATGTCAATAACTTTTCTGGTACTGCTGGCTTGTTGAATGGTGGTTCTGTTACTTCTACTCAAGTGCAACAAGCTATTCTTGCAGCTCGTAGAAAGATGACTGAAAACGGTGTGCCTTACTCACCAAGAAACATTACTGTTGATCCTAACAGCTCAGCTAATATTGTTTCTGGATTGACTAACCTTTTCAACCCATCTGGAACAATTTCTAAAATCTTCACTAATGGTGCATTAGGTGATGGCGTTTTAGGATTTAACTTTGCTGAAGATGCCAACGTGGCTTCATTTACTCCACAAGCTGCTGGCTCATTGACTGCGATTAGTTCTGCTCCTGCTTCAGGTGCAACTACTCTTGCCGTTACTACAACTGCTGGTACTGTGCCTCGTGGTACTGTATTTACTGTTGCTGGTGTTTATGCAATTAACCCACAAAACCGTCAATCAACTGGATCATTGATGCAATTTGTTGTAACTGCTGATACTGTTGTGACTACTTCTGGTACATTGCCAATCTATCCTGCTTACATTCCAAGCGGTCAATTTGCAACTTGTACTGGCACTCCTGCTGGTACTGCTGCAATCGTTGTATTGTCGGGTGCTGTTGGTGCTGTTCCTTATGCTCAAAACTTGGCTTATCACAAAGACGCATTTACTTTGGCATCTGCTGATTTGTTATTGCCTGGTGGCGTTGATATGGCAGAACGTGATAACTTTGATGGCATCTCAATGAGAATGGTTCGTCAATATGACATCAATTCTGACTTGTTCCCAGTTCGTTTTGACGTATTATACGGCTGGAAAACTATCTACCCAGAATTGGCTGTTCGTATAACTGGTTAATATCATTTACGGTGGGTGTAATAGCCCACCATTTAAACTTTTTTAGGAGGCTTCATGCCAGATTTAAATAATAACGGTTTTGGTATTGGTCAGTTAGATGGCAAATTACCAATCGCTTCATACGCATCATCTTCATACCAAATCAATGGCGGTTCTGCTATTGCTGCTGGTGCAACTGTAACTGAAACAATCACTGCTACTGGTATTTTAACAACTGATCTTGACGTTGCTATTCGTGCCAGAGATGCAGTATGGTCTGCAATTCCAAAAGGTTTGCAATTAGTATCTGCCACTGTAACTGCTACAAATACAGTCACAGTCGTTTGGAGAAACTCTTTAGCAACTGCTATACCAGCAGGTCAAATTCCTGCTGCTGGTGTTTGGACTGTATCTGCAATCGGTCAGTTTAGTAAATAATGTTTACGACCACAAGGATGTGGTCAACTAATTTTTGAGGTATCAGCAATGGCACAAAGCGTAGTAATTGAAAACAATCGTCCAACTTATGCTTACCGAGCTGCTGATATTACACCAGCTGCATTGGCGACAGAAGTCTTAACTCTTGTTGGTGCAAATGGAAAGTGCATTAGAATTACCAAAATTGGACTTTCTGGCTCTGCAACCGCAGCAGCAATTCTTGATTTGTATATTAGAAAGAAAACAACATTAAGCACAGGCGGAACATCCACAAGCCCAACGGCTACTAAATACGATTCACTTGATCCTAATCCTGCTGGCACATTGCTTTTATACTCAGCAAATCCATCTGCATTAGGTACAGGCTCAAGTTTAGAAGGCGATAAAATATATTTACCAGCACAAGCCTCGCCAGCTGGTGAACCAACTCATTGGATAGCAGATTGGACTGGCGTAAGTGCTGAAAGTCCTATTTTACGCAATGCAAATGAGTCTATTTCCATAAGTTTTGCAGGTCAAACTATTCCAGCTGGAACAAGTTTGTATATGTATATTGAATGGACTGAAGAAGCTGGAGTTTAAATAATGACAACTAGCGTAACTGCACAAACCATCATTAACGGTGCTTTGCGTTTATTGCAAGTTGCATCAACTGATGTTGTATTGACTTCTGATGAAGCAAATGACGCATTAGAAGCTCTTAATCAAATGATTGATGGTTGGTCAAATGAATCTTTGATGCTTTACCATGTGCAACTTGAACAGTTTACTTGTATCCCAGCGCACAACCCACATACGATTGGCGTAGGAGGTGATTTTAATACAGATGTTCCTGTTCACATTGAAGCTGCAACCGTTACAGTTGATGGCGTTGATTATCCTATCATTCAAATTGATTATGATGATTATGCGGTTATAAAATTAAAGACATTGCAAAATGTTTATCCAGAATACATGTATTTTGATCGTAATTCGCCAATATTAGGCAATGTTTACATGTATCCAGTTCCATCAACTGCATCAACAATTAATCTTTATAGTCGAAAGCCATTAACTCAATTTACTTCTTTGGTTAATAGTATAGATTTACCTGTTGGTTATGCTAAAGCATTAAAATATAGTTTAGCTGTAGAATTAGCTCCAGAATATCAAGTATCCGCTGGTGCTGATGTTATTCAGTTAGCTATTTCTTCAAAAGCTAATTTAAAACGCACTAATAGAAGACCACTAACATTACAGATTGACCCTGCTGCATTGGCAGTAAGCGGCAAACGTAGATTTAATATTTACACAGGACAATAAACATGGCTTATGATGATATTTTTTTTAGTGCTATTAATAAAGCACATGATTTAAAAAAGCCACAACAACAAAAAAAACCATCTATGCAAATGCCATCACAAACTTCTAATGCAATGGCAGATATGGTGGCATCTCATGTTGTTGGAATGTTAGTTGAAAAGATTAATGAAAAAACACCGCCACAAAAGTTAGAAGCAAATGTATCTATTGAGCATGACGCTAAACATTGGGAAGC